GCGACTACTCCACCACCATCAATACCGACTACAACTGCACTTACCTCTTCTAAATCCTCATTAACCCAAACACCATTACCTACGTAGCCTGTGTTGTCATCAGGTAGCGCAAATGCGGTTAAGAGTTTATATCCATCAGGGTTTGTGTCTGTGCCGATGAGAACATTGCCGTCAGTGGTAAACCTAGCCGATTCAACGCCGTCTGTGGTGATAACAACCCGCCCGTCAGTGCCTGTGTCGATGACTTCAACGGAGCTGTTACCTTGTTCGATGATTGAGCCGCCCCCGCCTCCACCACTTGCGGCTATAGTAATAGTATCAGTGGAAGCATCAGTTGTAATGGTTACATTTGACCCACCTACTAGGGTAAGAGTATCGTTATTTGAATCTGCTACAACAGTTGATTGACCACTTACTGCTACATTTTTAAAGATATTTTGAGCAGAGCCAGTGTCAGAGTTTGTAATAGTAAAATTAGGGTATGTACCACTTGTTGAAATACCTGTACTACCAGTTAAAACAACAGTTTGGTCTGGGGCAGTATTTGTAACAGTAATTGAACCACTAGAAGTAATTGGGCCACCAGATACAGAAACACCTGTACCTGCGGTTAAATCAATACTTGTCACCGTACCTGTAGTTGTGCTGTAACCAACATCATTGTTTAAGTCAGAGATATTATCACCCGGTTGTACTGAGGTATCCGCTAAAGCCCCTTGAGCAGATGTTGCGTAATCTGTAGAATCTGTAGTGGCTGCTGTTCCTAAGCCTAATGTGTTACGTTGTGCCGCGGCATCAACGTCATCTAATAAAGCTAAACCAGCAGTTGTTGGATTAACTGTAGCAAACTCATCTAAATTAGCTGAATAGGCTTGTACATCTACACCAATGTCTGCTGTAGTTAAGACATGCTCATCCCCAGAAACTAACCCAATGGCTAGTTTATCTTCTGAGGTGTCCCAAGTAAGTTGTCTTGGAGTTGGATTTAAATCACCAACAGCAAACTCAATAAGTGTAGGTTTTTTAATTGGCCCTTCTATCCCAGTAAGTTGGGTAATAGTAGTATTAGGGCCTTCTACACTCTCGCCTCTAGTAGTATCACCTGTACCCCCTTCTCCACGATAAATCGCCATACTTACTTACCCTTCTGAAAATAGAAAGACAGGGATATAACCATCATTATCCGCTGACCATTTTACTGTGCCTTCTTCATAAACTGGAATATAGTCTATAAAGGCTTGTCCTTCCCCAACAAACTCTTCTACCATAATAGCATCATTTTCACCATAGCTATTTACGTTATTAGGTTCTAATTCTTGTTGAACAGGGATATAGTCAATCCACTGAGTTAAACCCTCAGTGTCTTCTAAGAATACTACCTTATAAACAGTGTATTTAGTAGTATCAATTACTTCTTCTTCATCATCAAGAAGTTCTACTACCTTAATTCGACTCGCCCAGCTTTGTGGAATCATCTTTAGCCTTCTTCTTTGGTTTCTCTTCTGGAATAACTTCACCTAAACATTCATACTGGGGATGTTCTTTCATAGTAAGAATGTCAGCTTCATAAGCGTAAAAATAAACATTACCAGTTTGTTTGCATTTGAAATACATTATCTCTATTACCTCTTGTTGTAAAAACTAATAGAAATAAGCCCTCCTATTGGAAGGCTTAAAGTTACTCTTCTTCTGGTTCAGGAGTAGTTACCGTAAATGAAACAAATTCATTAGTTGTACCACAAGCAAATGTTACATCTTCTCCACCATCAGAAACAGATGTAACAACAAAATCTACTTCACCATCCTCATTTGTATATCCAATTGCTGGCGATACAGAAATAACAGCAGGGTCGCTAGAGTCTGCCCTTACTGGGGCACCTGATACTGGAACAGAATCTAAAGTAATAGTTACAGTATACACATTTTCATCTTCAGGCTCAGTTTCCACAGGACCACCCTCACTGTCCCAAGGGGGGTCTAAAACAAGACCGTCTGGTTGGTAAATATAAGCACCAGCGTCTACACTGTCAATCATACTACGATGATTCATTGGGTTTAAGGCAGGAACAGTAACAGCATTACTACTTATCTTGTCTACAAATGTAGCAGCAGAGGCATACGCTGAGTTATTCCAGTTTGTTGTAATTGCACGCATCATTATCTCCTTGTGGTTATATGAGGGGGCATTGCACCCCCTCTACTTAGGATTTAATTATGCTGGAACAGCTAGTGCAAAGCAAGAAGCATCGCGCAATTCCTTAACACCGTATAATGTATCTGCGGTATAAAGAGTTGCCAAGTATTCTTGCTTGTATTGGGTTTGTGAGCGGATACCCGATTGTTCAACCAACACAGCACTGTCTTTATGGCCCAACAAAGCAATACGAGTTGGAGTAGAACCAGAAGTAGTATCAGCGTTAGAAGTTACAAATACAGGAATACCATACACATTACCAATTTCACCGTTGCGGATTGTGTTGCTGTTACCAACCTCACCAACGAAAGCTTGCTCAGTGTAACGAGCCAAACCCATCATTGTGTTACGGGCAGAAGGTGGAATCAACAAGAAACGACCATCTTGTGGCACATCATTGTCATCAAGACGTTGAATTGTGCGGCGGATAGCTGCATCTGTCAAAGCACCAACACCAGTGTTAGCCCCTGCATTGTAAGCAGTAGTGCCGTCAGCACCAGAGTAAGCACCAGCGTAAGCGGAGTTAGCAATGTTACCACCATTGAAGCCACGACCTAATTGAATCAGTGAGCTATCAACTTGTTTGGACAAAGCATAACCTGCGTCATCTGTGTAGAAACGGCGCATAGAAGCCAAAGATTGAATCTCTGTAATGTCTTCAATCAGATTGGAATACTCCCAGTGCTGGTCAATAAGCACAGGGATAAGTGAGCTAGAGTTACTATTCAAAGTAACCATTGCTTCACTTACCTTAGCATGAGCGTCACCCCGAGTAGGAACAGGGATATTTACTGTATCACCCTTCTTACCTTTCCATGACATTTTCTTAAATACGTTTGCAGCAACCAAGCTGCGTTTGTAAGTAGCAACAATTTCGTCAGACCAAAGTTCTGGAATAAACGCACTTGCGGTACTATTGGTAATACTATCTGCTGGGTCAAATGGAGTTGACATAATTTAATTCCTTTTCATAAAATGTTATATTACCCTTCCTTCTGAGTAAGCCTTCATAATTTCATCTTGAAGTGCCTCATACCTTGAAGGGTCTGTTTGCATAAGTTTAATAATATCGGCTCTACGATATTTCTTCTTAGAAGTTGCAGGGGAGCTACCGTTTGTACCTACATCAGCAGATTTAAGTTGTTGTTTACGGTCTACTTCAGCAGTTTTAGCCATATTACTGGCGACTTGCTTACGTTCAGTCCAATTAGACAATAACTCGTCTGCTGCATCATAGTCAAACTGACTTTCTGCTGCTGCTGCTAACTGCATCCGAATTTTACTGCCCTTAATCCACTCTACAAAAGACGGGTCTTGAACAGTAGAAGCAAAATCTGGGTATTTTTGTTGTAACTTAGCTAGGGTTTGTTCCCTACGCATCAACTTATTAACCTCTTGTGCCTCTTTAACACTAGGATGGTTGTCAACTGCACGTTTTACTGCCTTTTCAGGGTCAGCAAAAAAGTCAACTTCCTCTACTTCTTCTTCTTTTTGCGGTTTAGTTAATGTTTGCGACCTAATAAAGTCATCAACCACTTTACGAAGTTCCCCAACTTCACTTCCTTGCTTTCCAATGAGCTTTTCAGCCTCTTGGTGCATACGGACAATTTCTGAAACAGATTTGCCCTTGTATTTGTCGGGAATTTCCTCTTGAGGTTGTTCTTGTTGAGGTAAATCCTCAGAAACATCTTCAAGTTCTTTAACTACTGTAGGTTGAACCTCTACTACTTCGTCATCAATAATACCAGCCATATTATTTTCCTGTGCCTTTCTTTTAGCATTTTAGGAAAAAGAACTATTCGCTTTCACGTTTTCGTTCCTGTTTCAACTTCTGAATATGCTTCCTTTCCCATGCGGCATACGCACCGGGGAAGCTACCTGTAATACCCTCAAGTTTAATTTGTGGAGCAGAAATTAGTTTAACTGTTTTACCACCACACTCAGGGCACACTGAAACGGATTTGTATTCAGTATACTCTTCTGTAACTAAGTCACAATCAGTACATTGAAAATCAAACACTCGTTTCATCTTGCAAATCCTCCCAAGAACGCTCGGAAACCTCTTTCAAACTTAACAGCCATTGTAAAATGTCTACTTGGCCCTTACGTTTGTGAAATTCCTCAAAAGAATCTGCTGTGTCTATTCGATTATATACATCGAACATTGTTTTTGCATCCTCCATTAAGTCAGCCCAACCCGGTTGAGTAAACATAGAGAATCTTTTTTCATAATATTTTTCTAATTCTTGTTGCAATTATTTCTCCTTTGTGGTATAATTGCGGCCTTCATTTATGTGGCATATTCTATCACATTTTATTCAATTTGTCAAGCCTTATTTTGCATTTGCATTCTAACTATTTCCGCATTTTGTACTAAATCCGCTTCTTTTAATTTAACTTCTGTTTCTTTAAGCATCAACTCAGCTACTTTAACTCGCCTATCAAACTCTGTTTGAGCTTTTTTGTCGTCTGTGGGTAAATTATCAATAATAGCGGACATAACTTTAGCTTGTGCTTCGATAGGAACCGCTTTAGCTCGTTCCATTGTATACACGGAATCAGCTTGTTCATTCTCAGCCTCTGCTGTAAGTTTAGCAATTTGTGCCTGAGCAGCTTGCATTTGAAGTTGCATTTGCAATTGTTGAATTTGTTGTTGCTCTGGGTCGGGTTGCCCAGCTTGTTCCATCATAGCAATGAGTTCTTGCTTATTAGATAGACTGCTGTTTGTTAATACCCCCTTTAACAGTACTGGAAGCACTGGGCTATCAGGGCCCAGTGTTTTCATTAGGTTGATAAACTGCATTTGTTCTACTTCTCGGGCCAGCATACCCAAAGTTGACATGGGAACAAACTTCCAGTCTTGTACAGGGAAGTGTTCTGGGTCAAACTGCATAAATCTCCAAGCGGCTTTCTGCACAAATGGAATAAGGAAGTTGTCTTGGAAGTTTACAAGAGTGCGTTTATTTCGCTTAATTAAACCAGAAAGGGAGATATTCATGTTACCCCCCTCTGGTTGGGATGCTACAGAGGCGTTGTCTAGTGTCCCTGTGGCTTGTAACAGCATTTGTTCCAACTTACTTGCTGTTTCAATGTTAGCCATGTCCGCATTGCCAAACTTAAAGGCTTGTAAAATCTCTGCTGGATTGCCATTTGTAAGAATTGTCTTACCCGGTCTAACCTCAAACTTACTCCCACGAGGTAAGCGAGTAGCATCCATAGCCATCATAGGTACAGTTGTAAGGGCAATAGAGTCCATGTGACTACGCAATTGGCTATCTATAGCCTTTTGCATATTATAGCCTTTCTCAGCTACCCCACGACCCCAGAATCTACCCGGCACTGTATCATCTTGAAACGCCACAATAGGGCGGTCTTTCATCATGTATGGATTTTCTTCTGCTTTAAGTAAGGCATTTTCATTGCCAATAACAATAATTGCCTCCACCATCTCGCCATACTGCTTTAAGAATGAGTTGTCGGTTTCCTCATCCTCAAATAAAGACATTTCTTCTTCTACATCTACCAGCTCTAGTAACTTTTTAGGGACTTTTCCGTAGTAACGGATAACCCTAACTTTGTCATTATCAAAGTGGTCTTCTGTAGTGTCTATTTCTAAATCATCATCAGGTGCAGAAGTGCCAATCATTTCTACATCACGATAAACCCCCGACTCAATCTTTTCTGCAATAGAATGTGCAGCTACAAATTCTTCTACTGCCACCCCTTCAGCTTCTTCAATACTAGAGACTGTAGGGTCAATTAGGAAGTTACGTGGGGCAATAGGTTTTAAGACAACATTAACCTTTTCTTCTTCCATAACACCAATAGCTAACATACCTGTTTCTGCTACTGGTTGTGATGCTGGGGATAACTCTGTTGTAGAAACAACATGCAACTCACCAATTCCTGTACCGTAAATTGCGGCATTAAGCAAGCAATCATCTACAGCCTTACGCAGTTTGTTTTTCTTAAAGCACTCTTTCATGTAACGCTTTAAGTATTCAACATCATTAGGGTCTTGGTCATTCATATCATCTTCAATGTCAAAGAGATAATCACCACTACCAAAGATAGCCTCTTCTACTTCTGCTACATGGTTTTCAATTGCTTGTTGCAAAGCGGGGGAAATTAGCCTGCTACGCTCAGATTGTCGTTCTCTATCCTCAGCAGCCCAATAACCACGCCAAAGGCGTTCATACTCTTTCCAACGCTCTTCATAGTTGTCATCTCGCCAATTTCGCCATTCATCACACTTGGCTAACACCCATGCTACAAGTTTTTGTTCTGTCATATCAATATCCTGCGTAACGGTCTAAGGGTTCCCACTCGTCTTCTACGTAATCAGAAGCATAATTTACTACTTGCACTTGGTCAATGTAAGCTAAAGCATCTACCAAGTCATCGTGCATTTGTGTGTTAGGGAAGTTTGTCAGTTGGTCAATGAACTCATTATTCCAAGCACCTTCATTCAAGGTGACTTTCCCATTTTCAAATCTACCCTGCAAGGCCCACACAATACGGTCAGTTTTCTTTTGATTGCCGTGTGTAACATCTTCAATACGAAAAAACCTATTGTTCTTACGCATCAAATCCATTAAGTAAGGTAGGGCAGCATTCTTCAAGCTACCCTTTTCAATCGCTACTATGTTAGGTTGGTATTTTAACACCACCTTCATAATCTCTTCACAAGTGCGTTTAATATCCCAACGCCCGTGTGAAATCTCTGCAACCCACCATCCAGCTTCACAAGCTTTTACAACAGCTATTGCTGTTTCATCTAGTTTCTTGTTTTTGTTTCCTGATTCTCGGTCAACATTGATAAAGCCAGCCAAGTCAACTGCCACAAAATATTGCCCATCTACAGGCTCTTCTGAGTCAATATGTACCCACTCTGGTTTAAACAAATCTCTACTAGCTGCTTCAAAGCTAGACAAAAACTCTTGTCTAAAAGCAAAGCTAGACATAGATTGCTTTGCTGCTTCAATTTCCTCTGAATCTAACAAAGGATTGTCGTAAGAGGTAAAATGAAAACCAGTCCATTGTTTATCTCTACCGCTTTTAGCAAATTGAAATAACTCGTAGAAGTGGTTTCTCCCTTTAGGAGTCCCAATAAATAAAGCTCCTCCCTTAACGTCTGCTAGGGCAGGGCGTAAAATTTGTTCCCATACATTAGGCTTCATGTCGGCATATTCATCTAGCACAACATAAGCTAAACCTACCCCACGAAGTGTGTCTGGTCTATCTGACCCTTTTAGGTAAATCTTTCTGCCATTAACTAATGTCAACACAGAAGTGTTTTCATGAGCAGCAGCTATAACTTCATGCCCTAACTCTTTAAGCAAAGTCCACATAATGTCTTTTGCTTGTTGGTAAGTGGGAGCTACATAGAAGCAATCTTTCTCTTTGCTCTGCAATGCTTTGATAAGCAATGTCCAAGCAGCAAGGCGGCTCTTACCAAATCTCCGACCAGCAGCTACAACTTTAAATCTAGTGTTGTCGTTGAATATTTCGAGCTGCTTATTGTGCAGCTTGACCTTTAAATCAGCCAACTAATATCCTCGTTGCATGGGGATAACAGGGGCTGGTATTGGTTGTTTCTTTGCTGGTACTATTGTAAAAGGGATAAACTTCTTTTCAGCCATTATTCTTCCTCAGTAAACTCCGCATCTATTGTTTCTACTTCTTCGACTCTAGCATCAACACCCACTATACTAATCTGTATAGCATTGCTCTTCTCTTTAATCTTAGTGAAGTATTCTGCTGGTAAGATTCTATCCATTACAATTTTTAGACAAGCAAGTTGGTCTTCATCTTCATCATTCAAGGCTTTATCTAAAACCTTTTGCACCACATACTTGCTTTTCTTGTTAAGCATCTGAGCTAGAATCTCTTGATGCCGTTTCTTCTTTTCAAATGGAAGAATAGCATCTGACTTACGTTTCCTAATTACAGGAGGTTTACGCAAGTTGATGGGTTCTAAGCCATCTGCCTCTCTAGCTTTGTTCTCTCTGATTTGTGAAGGTGTCCCAGTTCTATTAGGTTTTCTACCTCTAGTGGATTTGGGCTTTGCCTCTAATACTTCAATCTCTGGAATTTCGTTCATTTTGCCTTATTTCGTTTACTAATGGCGGCTGCCTTCTTCTTGGCATCTGCTTTACTAGAAGCACCCCACACTTGTAAACTCTTTAACAACCTAGTTGGACTACCATCTGGGTTACGTTCTGGGCCGGGCATATTCCCCATCCTAGCAAGAAAGGAAGCCCTACGTGGGTTGTCCCCAGATTTCACTGGAGACTTTAAGTTACTACCGGGGTTTTCCCGTTCGTAACTCTTCCTACCCTTTTCATTTAACCCTCCTTTAGGGTTTTTACCTGCCTTTTTTTGCCATTCAGCCATTATTTTTTCTTTTCACCCTTCTTCTTACTCATTCCACCTTTTTTACCATAACCTTTTCCACACGGCATAATAATCTCCTTAAAAGGGTGTTTTCTTAAACAATGACACTATAACACAAAAAGACACATTTGTCAACTACTATTTAAAAGGAAATTACCGAACGGTAAAAAAACTGTAAGAAAGGAATATAATATTTAAATAAGTTACTCTTCGGTAACTTATGTTTAGAAAGGGTACTTATTTGGGCGAGGGGTCTACCGAGCCCATAGAGAATGTTTGCTCAAAAAGCAAACAGAGTATTTGCCTTTTAATGTGTACTTGAATTGTCTAGAAAGTTGTTTTGTGCAACTTTCTTTTTAACTATGGCTGCTTTGTTTTGCAGCCTTATAAAAACAATTCGAGTGTAGCATACTTTTAAGAAAATAGCAAGCACTAACATCAACTATTTTTACACTAAATTAAAAAGCCCCGTGGTTAGGGGCTTAGAGGTGATAGTGGTTGCTAACATTGCTGTTAGCTTCCTTAACTTATTTATTCATAACATACATAGTAACTTCAAAACCAAAACGCATTTCTGTAGCTGAAGGCTTAATCCACATGGCAGTTCCTTTATAAAAAGAGAATATCCCAATGACATTCTATAAAAGCATTATAGCATATTTATAAGAATAATACATTAGCACAATCATTATTTAGCAGTAAGGATAATCATGGTGCGCGAGGGGTCACATTCGTTCCCAAGACCCCGAGCGTCAAATTAGTTCTTTTGTTATACTAAATTTATTAGTACATTATTATAACACCTTAAATAACCCTCTCGTATCATTATTGTGGTACAGTAATTATCCCAATATATTCCAACAGACACCCCCCCCCCATTTAATTGATAATGATTCTTATTAGCACAATGATAATGATTCTCATTAAAGGGAATGAATGGTGTGGTACACATACAACATATTGATGCACACTGTTGCACAAATACAACATATAGTTTACCTTCATATAAAATTTATACATACAACATTGAATGTAAATAATATTCTGTTACTATATATAAAGTATATATCTTAGATAGATTATCTCTATCACACATTGCAAAACAATAGTAAAAAACAATGGAAATAATAGTTGACAACAGTAAAAACCAGAGTAAAATAGCATTCATGGAGCTTAATTATTAAGCGACAAATGTATCAACCAACAAACAGGAGTATTAAAATGAATGACACTACTTACAATGGCTGGACAAATTACGCCACATGGCGAGTTAACCTTGAAATGTTCGACGGCGTTACACTGAATCAATTTTATTCTAAGGATGACGCTTATACTCTAGGGCAAGAGATGAAAGATTATGCTGAAGAGATTTTATCAATGGATTCTAACGGGGTAGTGTTAGACTATGCGCTGGCCTTTCTTTCTGATGTAAACTGGACTGAATACGACAAGTAAACATATTAATAAATGGATTGCAGGAAATAATGCAATGTTGCAAGATCAGGAGTTTTTTGATAACCTTGTTAAACATTTCAAATTGAAGGGATTATAAAATGCACAAACTTGTTAGAATGATGTGCAATCAGGGCGTATGGTCTACTGCACGATATATGCAAAAACAAGGCTATCCGATTGAATTGGCCTTATTAGTTCTTAAAATGAAAGGGTAAACCATGTATAGAAAGATTGATGCCTATATAAAAAAAGGCGAAGGCTACCATTATAAATGGTCATCCAATTCATTTAAAACTTGCAGGGAGTTTAAAGCCCATTTAGCTAAAAAATACCCGGCTGATGTTTATAAAATCCGAAAAGCTGATTTAATTTGAAAGGATGATTTATGAATAACCGATTTAATCGAGATATTTACTATTATGGTTCTATGCGAGATTATAAGCATAGAGATGTGTTAAAGGGCGCACAATGGCCTAGATATACGCCATTAATGCAAAAGGTAGAGGATGCAATTTACTTTATCTGCTTACTTGCTATAATTGCTTTACTTTTATTAATTCTTGATTAAAGAGAGGCAGTATCATGTTACCTATTTTTATAGATTATGAATCAATTCAAAGATACTTTAGAGACAATGAACCGACCGATTCGGAAGAGAAACTTTTAGAGTATATAAAAGAATCTACTAGCCGGATAGAATCCGCACTAAACCTTATTGAAAATATAAATACAGATAGCATTACAGAATTGCAACAAGGGCTGGAAAATGTAAAGGATATGCTAGAATATGGCTATTAAATTATTCACTTTATACATTCTATTTTTAATAAATTACTACGGAGGGTTTTAAAATGGCCCTATCTACAATTAAGATAAAGGGTATATCTTTAGATGTCTATTACTCTTATGAAACGATAAATGACGTATTCGGAACAGGAGACAGTCCGACAGAATACGATATAACTATTCATGAAATTGAATTGATTGATTCTACTGTCAATATATTGCCATTGCTTGAAAACGAGTATTATGATGATATAGTGGATGAGTTACTTTTTGGCATTAAACTAGGAGAATAACAAAATGAAATGTATATCTTGTGATTGTTTACTTTCTGATTATGAAACCAATAGGAAGGATATATCAGGAAACTATATAGATTTATGTTCCGTGTGTTATTCTGATATAAAGGAGGATGTACTATCTTCCGATGATGATGACGTTTATTTTATAGACAAACATAATTATGAGTAACCTTGTTGGGTTTTCCGCTTGTCCACGATGTAGAAAGCGAGGAAATGACCGCACTGGTAATAATTTAGCAGAATATACAGATAACTATTACTGTTTTGCGTGCGGGTTTAACAAACCTAAACGTAGTATATCAAGGCTATATGATGCGTTTTCCACGAAGGTAGCGACTAATATCACCCAATTACAAACCGTCAGTCAGTTGCCTAAGATAGCAATAGACTGGTTAAGTAAATATCAAATAACACCAGACGAAATGAGACAGTTTCAGTGGTGCGAGGATAAAAAGTTATTAGTTTTGTACCAGTCTGCTGATTATTGGCAAGGGCGGAACTTCGGCTCACCTCCAGTTCCTAAATATTTATCGGAAGGGGTAAAGCCTTTTATTAAATATGGAACTGATGAAGACACTTTGGTACTAGTGGAGGACATTTTATCAGCTATAAAGGTAGGCCGAGTATATTCTGCTAGTCCAATGCTTGGCACAATGCCGCTAAAACCTCATTTAAGTCACTTAAGACCGTATAAATCCGTTTTTCTATGGTGCGATAAAGATGCAGCGATAAAATCGGTTAGAAACGCTGCCAAACTATCCGAGATGATAGGAAAGCCTGTTAAACCTGTTATAACAGATAAAGACCCAAAGTCTTTTTCTGTTAATGATATTAAATCTATTATTGGTATATAATTATTATATATATA